AACGTTCCGTGTTCCTGGAGCCTCCACTGCATGATATTTTGGGTCGCATCAAATTCTAACATCACTTCATATTGCGTAGTTTGAGTTGGTACGCTTGTCGGGCTTCCACTTACGTCATTGGCTAGGGTTTGTTTAATTGAATTGCTCATCCCTTGTATCTGATCGTTGATACTTGAAACTTGCATATCCAAATAATTCACACGATCCGTCAAGCCCGTTCCGACCTTATAACCCTCTCCGCTCGATGTCACCGCGCTATACGTTGGAATGATAGCAACCCATTCGCCACTCCATTGGTCCATTCGTGCCGAATATTCGCAACCTTGCAAGATCCATGTGTAACCGTCAAAATACAACGATTTGATGGCTGTTAAACTACCCGAATCAATCCACGCGCCTTGAATTACGGGCATAAAATCCTTATATAGCCCGGCAATACTATGACCCAATGTTTCGGTCAACGTTCCGTGTGTTACCGAATCCCAACCGCCGTACCAATTCGTTTCGGCCAATACGTACGATGTGCCATTATTAACTCGAATTGCCCCCGTTGCGTATTTCGTATTGCTTGAATAATATTTAGGGTGCAAAATAACCGGCAAGGAATTGACGGAGCTCGTTGCATCAGGCGTAAATATTTCAGCAATATCAAACGTAAAATCGGGGTTGTTGTATGGGCTTGAATCGGCAAACGCAACGTTTATGGCTCCCCAAAATTCTTTGTCAACGGGCGATGCGCTCTTGGTCGTTGGCCTGCCCGCCTTATCGAAAATAGGAAACACCGATTTACAGATAACCGCAACGCCTAACGTGTCATATCCAGCGGGTGCCGTAGTTACGTTTTTATCAAAATTATATGTAACCCATGTTCCGGATTGATTCGTTACGTCAACCTTTTCGTTGAATGACAACGAGCTCCCTGGCGTTCCGCTTGCAACCCAATATCCATTTTGGTCTAATACTAAAAATCCGCCACTACTATTTTGCACATACACCTCGACTTGAATGCTGACAAATTGTTCGGGATATACGGCACCGGTAATTGGTTCCGTAAAATATGCCTTGGCAAATTTCAAATTAAAACGCACTCTAATTGGATGCTGATCGGGCGTTGTTCCCGTTGGAATATCCGTAAAATCATGAGCCAACGCCGCCGTACTAATATTATTATATCCGCGGTAAATTGTAGCCCCCAATCGGCGTTGTGTGTCAATTTCGACGTATTTCGCCGCTACTTGATGCGTTAACGTAGGTTTGGCCGCCCATTGAGGACGTTGAATCGTTCCAAGCGTTTGACGATGTGAATAACTACCTACCACGCCCGTGTATTGCAAAGTATAACTATATGTGCGATATGTTATAGTTGAGTCGATATAATCCGCAAATCCTACAAGCCAATATTTACCCTGGGAATGAATTAATCGAGCTTGTTTTATTTCGCACAACTGTTCCAACGCTGCAGCGCAATCAATCATATCGTTGGCCGCATAAATAAATTGGCTCGCATCGGTAGCGCGAACGTCCTTGAATTGGTCGTAATTGCTTACAAAGGTATTCAAATCGACCTCCTCCAAATCAAATCCTTTGCGCGATGCCGAACTATTATACACCGTTGAAGCCTCTCTAAAATAATCCGAATTGGTGCCATTCATAACCCAATAATCTTTTAACGATAGGTTATCCAATGCGCGTCTAAACATTTGCGCGATGGTTATTTTCCCATCTGTGAAATCCGACGAATTTACCTTGTAACCACTTAGCAATTCAAGGCCATCAACACCAACAAGCTCAACAATTTGTTTCGAGTTAATCGATTCGCGTAAACGGCTCAATTGATCCGCCAAAACTCGACCCACGTAATCCAATACGTTGTCCTTGTAAATTAATATCGCCCAATATTGCTCCGTGACGGTGCTAATCGATTCAAAATCGTTCAATACCGTATTATTCGGCATAACCCAATATGAGGTTACACGTGATGGGCGTATGTAATTTTCGTACAATGGATCTCCCTCACCTTTGCGCGTTATTTTATAACCTTCACCCGCCAAGGTCAATTCAGTTCCGCCACTATTAACCGTCCCCGATGGCCCATCCCAAATTTCAACGCGATGAACTACGCCGTTGATACTCTTAAAACTTCCAAAATATTTACGTGCCATTATCCTCGTTTAGTATCTTGGTTATGCCGGTTCAATACAATGGCCAAATCACGACCACTTACAAAGGTCGATGCAACGAAGCCCCCACCCGAATCGGGCGGTCTCATTAATGCCTTTAATTTATCCAATGGGGCTATAACTTCGGGGTTGGTTGATGCCCCTGGATATTCTCCCATCAAACCAAGTGTTGGACCCGATACGATACCTCCATCAGCGAAGGCGGTAACGTTTGGCCCTTTGTTTAACATGCTAGTAATTACGGCTGAACCGGCAATCAAGGCAACACCCGCGGCCGCAGCTGCAACCGGTTGTTTAATCAATAATTCTTTAAACGCCTTTGAGGCCGTAGCCGTCGCGATCAACGCTTGACCGAATGATTTCATGAACCCCGCAACTGCGCCGAGTAATTTTTTACCGAACGATTCAAAGCTATCAATTTGACCCGTTAAAACGCTTCCGATTAACTCGCCAAATGCCTCCAATCCTTGTGCGGTCATGTTGTTAAATGCCGCGTTAATTCCTTCGGCCGATTTCGCAAACCTTTCCTCATACGATTCCTGCTTTTCAACCGCCATTTTAGCCGCCCAATCAATTTTTGCATAGGCGTGCTCAATAGGCTTGGGATTGATAGGTTTAGGGGTTGCAATTTGAACCGATTTTATACCTTGAATTTCGCCACCCGCAGCCGTTTTAATTTCCAATTTTTTCAGCTCATTGGCCGCGTGTTCGGCAAGGGCTAATTTTTCAGCTTGTTGGTTTTCAAAATCTTTTAAATCGCTTTTGCGTTGTGTGGCGATTAACCCGTTTTTCTCTATTTCTAGTGCTGCGACTTTATCCTTATACTCGTTATTAATCGAGTAACGCAAATCGCTTTCAAGTTGCTCGTATTTTACGCGTATTTCGGCAATCTTGGCCGCGTTATCACCGGCAAGATAAAACTCCTCTCTGCGCTGCGCAAATAGCGAATCTAACGCCTCCTTGCCGTACTTGGTGTACATGGCTTTTTGGCGGTTCAAACTATCTTGTTTGATTTTTAAAATATACTCCTCACTTTTCCCTTGTGCCTGGGCTGCACTAATGGCAATCTGTGTGCGCCGCTCCTCCTCTTTAATCTGACGTTGGCCATTCGTTAACGATTGTTCTTGGGTTTTCTGAAATGCCTCTAAACGCGCTTTTGCCTTGTCGATTTCGCTCGACATGTTTTTAAATATCGTAACCACCAATCCGATGGCAACGATTATAGCCCCTGCACCCGTAGCAAGTAGCGCTGCTGAATAAGCTCGAGCCGCTACCGTGGCTTGGCCCATGACGTAGGCTTGAACCTTGGTCGCTGCCGTTTGAATGCCCACCATGACGGCACTTTCGGCTTGCAACGCATTTTGTACGGCTTGCAACCCGTTAACCAAGGCCATAACACCCTGCAATTTAACCATGGTTTTTTGGAGGTCATCGTTTTCAACTCCCAACGCTGCTGCGGCACCTTCAACCGCACCGAATGCACCCGCCAATCCTTGAATACCACCCAAAACGGCATCCAATCGGCGCGTATCACTTGCAAAATATGAAACTTCGGCACGTGTGTCTCCGATGCTATCTTTAATTTTACCCGCCTCGCGTATCATCGAGTTGGCCGTATTGGCGAACTCTGGACCCAACGCGCGAACCTCCATCGCCAAATTAGTAAGTTGTTGAACGGTTCTACCCGTTAATTTTCCACTTGCTAATTTATCGAATTGAGCTTGAATAGCCGATACGCTTTTACCCGCATCCTCGGTTAACATCTTGCCCGATTTCTGTACGGCAATTACCGCGGCATCAAATCCTTTTTTCAGGTTCTCGATGTCCGCACCGATAACGATATTTAATGATTGACTTTTCGCCATTATCGATTATAATTTATTATAAAATCTTGCGAAACGTGACAAATCCCCGCGAATCCCGCTTGATCTTCCTCCATTTCATTTTCTCCGTCATATTCAATGACTTGAACCGTAACCCCATTAAATACCCCTGGCGTTTGAACCTCCAAGGCTGAACGTACCAACTCGGCCGTCTGATATGCCGATTGATAGGTCGTTCCGTATGTATCAATTTGAACCCGAGCAAAATCGGTCTTGCTTGGTCCCGATTTGCTCATGTGTGGCACGTTGCTAATTACATGCAATGTTATTGCCGGAAATGCCGATCCTTGGGGCAATCGCAACGGGTTAATTCTATTGCCGACAACCGCGGTCAATGCCGCGTTATTGGATAAAATATTATAGGCTGCGATTATTGCTTTCATGCTTGAGCGGGTGGGGTGAGCTTGGCAAATATATCCGCATATTTAGAAACCGTGGCAACAATATCGTCATGGTTTGGCTCCTCCCACGGAAAATCAATTAACTTTTTGGGATCGATTGGTTTTTTCAAATGCGGTGCCATTGATGTGGCAACGCTCCAACGCGCAATTTCCCATTGATTTCTATATTCTTGTAGTTGGGCGTGTCTTAATCCTTCAAGCTTACGCCTCCAAAATCGGGGCGTTGATTTCCAAAATTCACGCTCGGACAAATTTAATTCTCCATAACTGATGCGCTCCATTATTTTCCAAGTTAGCGGTGCGCCTTCGCCCTTGGTATTTACTTTCCCTCCGAATCATCCACCTCAAACAAATCGTTCATGGCTTGCGCGAATCCGTCCAATGCGGGAGATAATTCGCTAAATCGCTTTACCGATGCCCCAAGTTTTTGAATGGTTGGAAATGGCGTTTTTTCATCATGGGCCTCATAACCTTCAATGATTCCATAGAATGCGCATTGCAATGCAAAATCCATTGATTTACCTAGGTCGCGCTTAACGCTTAAATCTGCAAAATTTTCCATACCCGCTACGGCCATAATTTCGCGGATAGAATTGAAATTAAACAAAAGGGGGTGCTGAACACCCCCGATTTCGATGTGGTTCATACCACGAAGATACAAAAAATTAAATAGTTCCAACGGTCAACGCTCCGGTTCCCTGGATAGAGGCCGTAAACGTAGTCACGTCATTTTTAGGGGCGGTCATTTTCAAGTTGCTGAACAATGCCGAGCCGCTCAATTTTAAATCACCGGTAACATTCGATGTCATGACAATGGTCACGATAGATCCGGCGGTTAAATCCGCGATAATTTCTTTCCAACTGATCAATGCGCCTACGCTTGCATCTTCCTCAAACATACCTTCAACCGACATAGTGAAACCCGCTTCACCGGCGATAAATTCTTTCCATCCTGCGGAATCCTTGTTGGTTGTTTCGATCATGTCTTTCGTAATGTCGAAGTCATTAGAGGTCGCGTTTGCGATTTTTGTAAGTGTGCCCGACACATCTTTGTAGATGGCGATCAGCGTTCCGTTGGTAATACCAGTAGTTGCCATATTATTAGTTTTTTATTTTATTTCTAGATTATTTTTTTTTGCCAAATCGCGTATGATTTTAACCATACCCGCGTTAATTGCTTGTGCTGCCGATTGGCGATTTGAATCAAACGCCCTACGCATAAATCCAACGGGCGCAATTTGACCCGTATATTTTCCTGACTTCGTAAAACGCGGAGCCGTTCCAAATTCCAAAATATGCGCCAAATACCCATGCTCGCTATGCCAATCAATGCCGGCAAGCGTGCCAGTGAATCCTTTGTGGTTTTTCGTGCCTACTATCTTGATGGCCATTTTTGACAATCCACTTTCCTCGGGCATATATGAACGCGCGGTATACACAATTTTTTGCGCTTGCTCTCTCGTGAGTGCTGCAACTGCCTTTTCGTCAATATCTGCCCCCATTGAGTGCAACGCCTTCAAAACGTTTGCCATGCCTTCGATTTTTACGCTCATTCTGTTAATTCTCCTTGAATGCGTAAATACATATCGCGATCAATATTCGCGATGTTAATAACGTTGTAATATTTGCCCTCCCACAAAATACGATTTTTAACCGTCATGCCCGAGGCAAAACGAATCGTAAATGTTACCGTCTGTTTGTGCTCTCTGCGGTCCGCATCGACATTCTCCGATCCCGTTTCGGCTTGTTGGGCTCGTGCCCATGCGTTAAATAAAACGGACCATGTTTGTAATTTCTCGCCCGTGTTGTTATCGGTTGATTCTGTGTAATATTCAACCGCGATATATTGGTCCATCAATCCCGCGTTCATATTATCCGAAATTAACTACCCTGTATTTGTCCAACAAATATTCATGATTGTAGTCGAGCTTGTTTACACTCGCTCCAATTACTACCGATTGACGGTTGTCGTAATACTGCGCGATTAATAACAACGCGGCATATTTAATCGAGTTCGGGAATTTTGCCGATTCGTTTACCCCGCTTGCCCCGGCAAGTTCGAACCCTTCTTTAATTTCGACAATCAAACGTACATCGTCATCCGTCAAATTATCGGGGATGGATTCAAAAAATACGGACCGACCAAACTGCCCAAATTTAACGGGCGCATCAATCCAAGACGTGGCCGTTTGAACGGTATTATCTTGATTTACATATTTGATGCTAGTAATGGATAAAACGCGCGAATAAATACGCAACATATTGCCCTCAATTGAGCCAAATGGATTTAACGTGTCCACCGATACCATAGGACCAGTGAACCCGTCAAATGCATACTTAACCGTTGATTTGCGAATAGAATAACCTACATACGCTTCACACGCTTCCAATGCCATCGATATTAATCCGGTAATATACGAATCATCGGCCGAGCTCGTAACACGGAGGTGTTGTTTTGCTTCGGCCAAACTGATATAGTCCGTATCGGCATAATCTTTCGATATTATTTCGCGTGCGATGTACATTTTTTATTCGGTTACTTCGGGTTGTTCGGTTGTGGTTTCCTCGGGTTGTTCGGTTACGTATTCCGCGTGTCCGTTTGCAACGATTTCAGATGCCAACAAAGCATCAATTTCGGCAACCTGACCCTCAAAATAACTCAAACCATACGCCCCAATCGGTGAAAACGTGAATCTCACGCTTACTACCGCCGCCGTTTCCGACTGTTTTTCTTGTTTTTTGGCCATATTGGCGGGCGGATAGGCCGCTAAGCCACACCGCCCTATTGATTATGCTGTAAGCAAATCAACGATTGCACCGAAGGCGGCGGGTTGTTGAACCGCGATACCTACGTGCTGGTTAACTACTACACGGGTTTTGTTTCCGATGGCTTGTGACAATGGGTCAACAACCAATTCAACACCACCAAACTGACCAACTACCAAGTTGTCCCAACTTCCGTAGATCATAGCCGAACAAACGCCCGAGCTAGTTCCCTTAGTCAAGTTGCTTGGGCAATTGGTTGTTGAGAATACGGGTTTACCGTCAATCTGATCGGACATACCGTTGAAGTATGCCATGTATGACATGATCATCGCACCGCTACCGCTTGAAATTTCGGTTTGCTTCAACTTGGCAACCAATTTAGGGTTGATCAAGAACTTTCCGTTCATTCCGGCGTTTGCGTTCTCAACCGCTGCAACTAATTCCAACACCTTAGCCAATGATGGCACGGCTCCGTTGGTTCCCATTGCTACGCTGTTGATTCCAGACGTACCCAATAAACCCAAAGGTTGATTTGATGATCCTGAACCGTTAATCGCAGCCGATTCGATGGCAACCGCCAACGCTTGAACAAACGAATTGATTATTTTTTGGTCGATTGATTGGTTGTTTTGCAACAACAATTGTTTTGAAATATCGCTATAACCGGCGATACGTGAAGGGCGCAACTGACGTGCTGCGGTTACGGGGTCACCTGATGCCGCATCGGCGGTCTCTGCTGCCCATGCAACTGAAACACCTGAACTAAATCCGGTCAAGTCAACGTTAGCCGACAAACCTGTCAATTTTGTTGCACCCAATTGCTCAAGCACGGTTTTAGCGTACAAAGCATCAAAAAATCCAACTTTCTCCAATGGGATGAAGTTTCCACCGGCTGTTGATGAACCTGCGCTCATGGTACGACCTTCACGCATTTTGATGTCCATCACTTTGTTAGACAAATAAATTCCGCTTGGGGTAATTCCCAAACTACGGGCTTCTTTCTCACTCTCCTCAACCATTTCCTTTTCCAAGCCGCTCAATTTGTTGTTTCCAACTTCGTTGATCAATTTAGAAAATGAAAATTCGCGCACTTCTTTTTCTTCGCTTGTTGAAAATGAAGCACCAGCAACGCGGGCAATCTCTTCCATTTTTTCAGCTCTGCGGATCTCGATGTCCAATCCATCAATTTTGGCGGTAGTTTCATCGAATTTTGTGCCTTCTTCGGCGGTCATGTTGCGTTTTTCCACCGTCAAGGTGTTGTACAACGCGTCGAGTTCGCCTTTGATGGCGGCGCGCTCTTCTCTGAGTTGTTTAAGTGTTTTCATGTATGTGATTTTTTTATTTTTTAATAGTTACGATAACGAGCCAACGCAACGCGTGTCGCATCGCTTAAAACGGGCTCAATTACGGGTTCAATAAATTGATTGCGCTCCTCGTTCAATGAACGTCCTTCGGTGGTCGTATCGGCATAGGCGGGGAACGTAACGGGGGCAACATCGTACAACTTGCTGATTTTGGTAATTTTACGCATGTACATCGGGCCGTATTTCTCCGAATTGGTCCACTCAACGCTTTCCGCAACGAATTGGAACGAACTTTCAGAAATATCACCACGCTTAACGGCAACACCTACGTCTTGGTGTGTTGGCGATTGGTAGTCCATGGTATTTTCATACGCCAAATTACCCGCAGCATCTAAAAACACCGTGCACGTGCCCGACTTGGTACGACCTAAAATCAACTCATCTTCATGATTGAAAAGGCATCGAATGTCGGCATCTTGCAACGCCTGATCGAATGCGCCTGGCACGATCATTTCTTCGTACCATCCCATATCGGTAACGACATTAACGACGGCTGCAATACCGCCGATTTTTTCGGGTAGCCCTTCGGCGTTTAATGCTCTAACCTCGACGGGCGATTGGTGCCTACGTGTTTCTTTTCTCATGACTGTGTATCGTTGTTATTTCCGGTGATATTATTATTTTTCATTGCTTGCGCCTCCAATGCGTTGATTTTGGCATCGATATAAGCTTCCAATTTATCGGCGGTGAATAGGTCCGCTTGTACCAACATCTGATCGCCCGTTTCGAATTTCTGCAAATCCTCCATGTAGCGCGCCTCATTTCTTAGTAACCAACCGCCACGAATACCCGCGTTGTAATACTCCGCACGTGATTTCGCCGAAGCTCTCAACAATGAGTTAAATACGAACTTAAATTCATTCGTATTCTTGTCGGTTTCCTTCAATAATTTACGGCTCAACTCTTGCTCTAAACGTTCCGCCTCTGGTTGCAACGTCTGTGCATAAAATTGCTGCATTTCCAATTCGACATCGGTTCCCGCTACTCCCGCATTCAATACCGACAATGGAACGCCAAAAATTCGGCTGATTTCCTCTACGCTAAATTTCCGTTGTTCGATATACATCGCCTCTTGCGGGCTCAATGACATGCGTTCCATTTTAACCCCTTCCGGCAAAACAGTTGAACGGCGTTGACCATTTACCACGTCATCAAGTGACTGACGTAATGCCGTTGCATCGGCAATCTTTCGGTCCGATGTTAACAAAAATTTCAACACTCCATTTTTGTATACATCCGCACTACTCGCCATTGCCGCCAAATCAATACCCAATGATTCCGCATGTAGCGCAATTGGTGATTTCCCAATTAACGGATCATCGGTACACAACCCTTTAAAATGCAAAATTTCATACGCCGCATACGTTCCCTTCCAAATTGGGTCCTCTACCTGGTAAAATAACATTCCCTTCGAAATGAATGGTCTCACAAAACTCGACATGAGCGGATGCAACTCATAAGGAATAAAATTCGCATCGCGCTTGATAATGGTGTATGAATTACCCCGCATTTTAAGTTGGGTCATGACATACGTCCAAAAATCAAATCCCGTTTGGTATGCGTTGGGCGATTTCAATAAACGATTTAACGCGGTTTTTGTTACACGCTCTTTCCCGTTATCGGTCTCGCGATAAATATTCAAACTCATCGTTGCGATTCCGTTTGCAATAACCTCGATTGAACGATGTACACTTGCAATGCTTAACGCGGTGTTGCTTGTCACCGTCTGACCCGAACGAGTATAACGGCCCAATAACGAATAGAACGATCCGATAACGTCACCGATATACGGCATCGCTCCAAATTGCTGCTCTCGTTTCTCGCGGGTAAATATTTTGGGCAACTGCATCGGGGCGAATTTAACAACCCCTCAAAAAACGAATGCAACAATATGCCCGTGGGTTACTCCCGATTAATTTTCGCCCATTTACTCAACGCGGAACGAAAAACGCCGTAATTTTTATACTTTCGGCGGCCAAATACCGCAAAATGACGGTCCTCAATAGCCGTGTAGGCGTGCTCATAACTACCGCCAACGGCTGAGGATTTCGGGAGTTGGATATAATATTCCCGCATAAATTCGTCCGTGTAGGTTAAATTAGCATCTTTTATCATCGTTTTAATTTTTATAAGGGGACAAACCACAACTCATCGTCATCGCGTTCCTTTGCTTTATTCTCCATCGCTGCGCCAATGGCCATGATTGAGCTCACCGCGCCGTCAATCTTATCGCCGCTTTTTTTCTTGTCGGGCTTTACGTTGTCGTTTTCGTCTTTTTTCATCATTACGTTCCCAATCATCCAACGCAAAACGGGGTGTCCCGTGTGTTGCAATCTTCGATTTAATACGAGGCGTTCCATTTCCTTGCTCGGTGCCGTCATGGACAACATCCCTTGACGATACGGGAACATCTCAAACCCATCCTCCGTGAGCTCAATAACCAACTGCGACGAGTTGAATTTATCGTACGCAAATTCAAGGATATTAAACCTCTCCCGCAATCGGTTAACCTTCTCCCGAATTGCGCGATAATCGGTTACGTTTCCTTCCGTCACCAATATCTCACCATCGGCAACCCATTGGCGGTATGACTGCCCTACCTGGTCGCGCCGTTTTGCGATGGCATCTTCGGGCAACCAACAATAAAACAACAACGCATCGCGCTCGGGAAAAAATAAACTCAACGCACAAAAATCTTGGGTACTCGCCAAATCCAATCCCGCATAACAATCCATTCCTTCCAATTCGCGTTCCTTCAATCCTGAACACGCCATCCAATCACGATCATTTATCCATGTCACCGCCGAATCCGTCCATACGTTCAACAATTTCGTTTTAAACTCAACCTCCTTATCGTTACTCTCCTTCGCTTCAATCAATCGGTCTACCAAATATTTATCCTGAACCGATACGCCCAAATTCGGGTTTGCTTTCTTCCACAACTTCGGGTCGGTCCAATCGTCGGTTTCATCGAGGGTATAAATTATGGAAAATAACGTAGGGTCATCAACGAGGCCCTTCAACACGTTGGTGCAATGGGTTCGGTGTTTATAACACGGACTTTCTTTGTTGAATCCCGCCGTAGTGATTGTAAATAAAAACGGCTGCCTACGCGCACCCATTGAGTTCATAATTACGTTGTACATCTCATCCGTTTTATGCGCATGGTACTCGTCAATCGTGGCCATGTGGGTATTCAATCCGTCGTTGGTTGTCGGCCCCCATTCAATCGGGCGAAATACAGAATCCTCATAAATAATCCGGTGCGAATTAACCGAATCGTGTATTTTCACCTCGCCCCGCAATATTTCGGACCCTCTCGACATGGCCGATGCTTCGTCGAACACGATTAACGCTTGTGCCATTTTGGTTGCAACGCTGAACACCTGGGCACCCGCTTCACCATCTGCCACCAATCCGTAAAGCATGATCGAGGCGGCAAAGGTCGATTTACCATTTTTACGAGGCACCTCGACGTATGCACGGCCAAATCTCCGCCGTCCATTTACCTCAAATCCGAATATGTTATAAATAATAAATTTCTGCCATGGCTCGAGCATCAAACGCTTGCCGGCAAACTCTCCCCGCCATTGTTCGAGCTCCTCGATAAAATCAACGGCATGTTGCGCCCAATCTTCACGAAACGTGTAAACCTTCAAATCGTTTAAATAACGTTCGCACGCTAATCGAACCCATTGACACGCATCAATTGATCCGTTAGTTACGTTCGTTGCGTATTGCGTAGCCGCGTTCATAATGTTCGCGCTCGGTGTTTGCGCGTTGCTCGTTTCTAAATGGTGGCTCTAATCGTTCATCGTTTCGGTAAACGTGCCAAACGGAATGTTCGCCGCGGACGGTGAATTTTGGGGTGGGTTGCTCGGTGCTTGATGGCGCCATATACGCGCTTAAATCTTCGGTGGTTTCAGATTTCTTTTTCATATCGCTTTTGATTTCTTGAATTTACTCAACTTACTCTCTTGTGGTGCGGCCGTCAATGACATTTTACCGCGCGCCGATGGTGTGATTCCAAACAGCACGCCAATTTCCTTGGCTTGTTTTAGGCTGCGTTCACGGATGGCAAAATATGGGCTAATAACGGGACCGTGCAACCCTGGAACAACATCACCATGCAAAACGAGTTGTACCGATGCGTTTCGGTACGTTGCCATGGCTTCGGAATACGCGGCGATCATTTCAAAGTCAACCGCCACCAATAAACCCGATTTTTGCAACTCCCGACAAACCGTGTCGAAAATTTCGACCGCTTCAATTCTGATGTGATCAGGCGCGGCGGGCAAATCGGTGTTTAATGCGTATGTCATGTCCATATTTCAAAGATAATGTAAACCAACGCAACAAAACAAGTATTTAAAATCGTCTCGTGTGAGAATCAAATTGACACAGCGGTTAAACGGCCCTCCTTATTCGTGGGGAAAATGGGTGGTGGGGGTCAAACGGGATTCCTTTGCGCTCTTTATCGCGTGGCAACTGTTGCAAAGCGACTGATAATTTCGCTCGTCCCAAAATTCACCACCAAGTCGAACCGGTTTGATATGGTCGACCATTTGCGCGGCGGTGATCGTGTCCGATTCAAAACATATTCGACACAATGGTTCGCGCATCAATTGTTGTTTGCGTTCAATCCTCCAACGTTGCGTATGGTATCTTGGCTCGATATGATTGCGTTGTTGTTCGCGTTTTTTCTGTTTCGGTTTGTTTATTCTAGGCATGTTTATTGGGTTGTAACGGTGTGTATTACGGCGTAACAAAATTAAGTTACACTCTCGAGGTTTGATTTTATTGGGCTCATGCCCCTCTGTAACATAATAACAAAAATAAATATAACTATTATTATTATTATTATATATATACATCTGTCTATATCTATTTTTATATTTAATTGTCTTTCTCTCGGCGTTTTTTGTGATACAATGTAACAATTCAACGCGGTGTTGGTTTTATCGTAGTAACGCGATTAAGTCATGTATCATAATTTTTGGCGTTTTTGGGTAAAATTTCGGTGTGTTGGTTGTATCTATTGCATTACTGCAATGCAATAACAATAATAAACCAATGCAATAAACAGAACTATTAAAGCCAAAACAATGCAATAAACACAAGAAATTAACCCAAAGTAATGCAATAAAATTTAATCGCATTGCATTATATTTGCCTCATGAAACAATGCAATAAAATTAACATTGGCCCATTTGAAGTTGATGACATGGGCAATGTGACCAAAAATGGGGTAGAATTTCCCGCCAAAATCAACATGCGAGGCCAACACTATTTGTACATCAATGGAAAATTGTGCCAGCTTTCGCGTATCGTTTATGAACATTTCGTTGATCATTTATGGGATGGAGATTTTGTTAAGCATATCGACAGTAATAAATCAAACTGCGCTGCATCTAATTTGTATGCCGTACGAAATAGACGATCTCAACGCGTTGAAAGTAAATACACCGGCAAACAATACCCCGACCTAAAAACAGCGTGCGAGGCCGAACGGTATTCATATTCAACCGAACTCTACCGCCTGCGCAACTGTCCGCATCGCTCCATGTTTGAGCGCGTATAAACAAAAAAGGCGGAATAAATCCGCCCAATCTGTCAAAACTAGAGCACCACACTCTAATTCAAATATAATACATTTAACGGAATCTGCACGGCCCTACTCACCAATCCACCCGCAAATCGCATAGATGATGATGGAATGGCCCCAGGAATACGAATCAATATCCTTGAATGATTCTTAGCCCATTGCGTATCCTTCAGAGCATTTTTAACCCATAGTGCGGTGTTGGATATAAATAACACATCGTGTTCGATTTTCAAACCGCAACGGCTCAACACCTCCGATGCAATATAGGACGTAATCGCGACCCCTCCTTCAATATTTCCAACCGCTTGAATCAACTCCGATACGGTTACGTTCATCGGTCTATCGTCTCGATTATGCGCAATTACTTGCTGCTCCATGATATGCTTTAAACACGCGATTTCGTCTTTCGTGTCCATCAATGATCGTTCATCGTCGAACTCATATCCACGGAATATCTCACGCGCCTCTGATTCGGTTAATAGGTCCGATGTAATCAACGACACCCGACCCGCAAACATTGGGGCCAACTGATCGCCCAAACGCTGCTCACCTAATTCCTCGGCAATAACCCGCGCAAACGTTTTAGTATTGGCTAGTATTGTAGGGAGTAATTTAACCGTGCGAGCTTGCAAACGTTGAACATAATCGGTCGTGAACGTTTTGGTGAAATATCGCCGTTTCTCCTCCCATTGTTGTTTAGTTGTATTCGGTCTAGATAACGTTAATACCGTCACACGTGTTCGGTCAGATTGTTGGTGAACTTGCACGGCGATGGATGCAAACGCGAAACATGACCTAATGCGATACGTTTTCGCCGTACCCGATGACGTGCCCTTAGCCATTACCCCACCATCCTCGGCCGATGCTGCACGCATTAACGCCATTACGGCCTGCATGCGGTCCTGATTCCGTTTATCCTCACCCTCTGCCTCGTCGAACACAACGGGTATCGCATCATGTCCAAGCGACTGACGTAAACCAGCCTCAGACGTTTCGCCCTGGACGGATAGAGAACACGCCCCAAGCATGGACCTAACCACGTTTTGAAATACCCACGATTTACCCGTACCCGCCGCACCCGTTAACCATATATGAGGCCGCCATGATAACGCGCCACATACGGGAGCTACGACACACCAACCGGCAAGGAGATGAGCGTCAACCTCACGCGAAAACGATAACGAGGATATAAATTCCGCGATTAATTCGGATTCCTCGTCGGGCATCGGGTTGGCCACGTTCATGCCAAGCGGGGATGATAGTTCGTATAAATACCGCGAGGATTGTTGTTCAAGTGGTAACGCGCGACCGTTCACGATAAGCGATGACCCGTTATGTATTACCACGTTTGTGCCGTCAACCCATGCGCCTCGACCCCGTATGATATTGGGGTTAAATATCCCGATTTTTTTGGACGCTTGGATAAGATCGTCGACGGCTTGGTCATGGTTGTACCCTTGCTTGGTTGGATATTTATCGAGCCAATACCGAAGCGGCGCGAGTTCAGGTAGATTTGATTT